TATCCCCTTCATAGTTGATATTGAAAAAGAAGTAACGGAAGAGACTAAGTTTGATAGGTTGTTAGAGGTATATGAGATTCAAGAAGGAGTCTATATGTCAGCGTTACACACAAGTATTAGTATCAACGAACGTTTAGAGAACACGTTTTTCCCTACCAAAGCATTCTACATCTTGAACGACGGCCTAACTATGACGTTAATCTGGAAAGATGGGGAGTTGCTAGTATGATGTTGAAATTTAAAGCTTGGGATAAAGATAAAAAAGTTATGAGTATTATTGACGAAATCGATTTTAATAGTGGGTACATTTTGATTTCAACAGGTTATAAAAGTTTCAATGAAGTAAAACTATTACAATACACAGGATTTAAAGATGTGCACGGTGTGGAGATTTATGAAGGGGATATTGTTCAAGATTGTTATTCGAGAGAAGTAAGTTTTATCGAGTTTAAAGAAGGAGCCTTTTATATAACTTTTAGCAATGTAACTGAATTACTAAGTGAAAATGACGATATTATTGAAATTGTTGGAAATATTTTTGAAAATGAGATGCTATTGGAGGTTATGAGATGACGTTCACCTTATCAGATGAACAATATAAAAATCTTTGTACTAACTTTAACAAGTTATTAGATAAACTTCACAAAGCATTAAAAGATCGTGAAGAGTACAAGAAGCAACGTGATGAGCTTATTGGAGATATAGCTAAGTTAAGAGAGCGCAACAAAGATCTGGAGAAGAAAGCGAGCGCATGGGATAGGTATTGCAAGAGTGTTGAAAAAGATTTAATAAACGAATTCGGCAACGATGATGAAAGAGTTAAATTTGGAATGAAATTAAACAATAAAATTTTTATGGAGGATGACACTAATGAATAACCGCGAACAAATCGAACAATCAGTTATCAGCGCTAGTGCATATAACGGTAATGACACAGAGGGATTGCTAAAAGAGATTGAGGACGTGTATAAGAAAGCACAAGCGTTTGATGAAATACTTGAGGGTTTACCTAATGCTATGCAAGATGCACTCAAAGAAGATATTGGTCTTGATGAAGCAGTAGGGATTATGACGGGGCAAGTGGTCTATAAATATGAGGAGGAGCAGGAAAATGACTAACACATTAACAATTGATCAGTTACAAGAGTTATTACAAATACAAAAGGACTTTGACGATAGAATACCAACACTAAATTTACGAGATAGCAAGATTGCGTATGTGGTTGAATTCTTTGAATGGTTTAACACATTGGAAACGTTCAAGAATTGGAAGAAGAAACCAGGTAAACCGTTAGACGTACAGCTAGACGAGTTAGCAGACATGTTAGCGTTTGGATTGAGTATTGCTAATCAACAAGCAGATAACATGGAAGAAATTTTGGGTTATTTAGATGACGGAGATTTTAACGACTATATAGAACGAGTTGAAATCGATTTTAACGATAGTGATGTAGTAGATGAATTTATGTCAACTATAGATGAAATGTATGAAAGTCCATATAGTAGCAACTTATTTTTACCGTTTGCATTAGCGAACAACTACTACACTATCGATCAACTCATTGACGCATACAAAAAGAAAATGAAAAGGAACCACGAAAGACAAGATGGAACAGCAGACGCAGGAAAAGGATACGTGTAAAGACATCTTAGATCGAGTCAAGGAGGTTTTGGGGAAGTGACACAATACCTAGTCACAACATTCAAAGATTCAACAGGACGCAAGCATACACACATAACTAAAGCTAAGAGTAATCAAAGGTTTACAGTTGTTGAGGCAGAGAGTAAAGAAGAAGCGAAAGAGAAGTACGAGAAACAAGTTAAAAGGGATGCAGTTATTAAAGTGGGTCAGTTGTTTGAAAATATAAGGGAGTGTAAACAATGATTAAACAAATATTAAGACTATTATTCTTACTAGCAATGTATGAGCTAGGTAAGTATGTAACGGAGCAAGTATATATTATGATGACGGCTAATGATGATGTAGAGGTGCCGAGTGACTTCGCAAAGTTTAGTGATCAGTCTGATTTGATGAGGGCGGAGGTGTCAGAGTAGATGATGTGGGAAATAGTTGCTATCGGTATCCTTATATTAATTACATTACTTTATGTAATATATACAGACAAAATTGAAGTGAGGGAGAAGATTGATGAATTAAAGCATGACATAAAAAGGAATGAAAAATTATTTGAAAATTATAAGAAAGAAAACAGACCAATCGAATATATTGTTGAGTTATATGATGGTGTGTATTTACAAGAAGAATATACAGGAGCATTTTCGAAAATGATAACACTTACTACAACTAGCAATGTTTTTGAAGCTAAATCATATGACAATTTATTTTTAGCTAAAATAGATGCTGAATTTCTGAGTGGTCGTGTATTAAAATATAAGCCGAATTTAGAGGTGATTGAATAGATGATGTGGTTCATCATAGCAATTATATTACTAGTCATCTTATTGTTTGGTGTAATGTTGCAAGCTGAACAGTTAAAAGGTGATGTGAAAGTTAAAGAGCGAGAGATAGAGATATTAAGAAGCAGATTGAGACACTTTGAAGATTAAACATATTTGTACGGAGGGTATTCATGACTAAAAAGAAATACGGATTAAAATTATCAACAGTTCGAAAGTTAGAAGATGAGTTGTGTGATTATCCTAATTATCATAAGCAACTCGAAGATTTAAGAAGTGAAATAATGACACCATGGATTCCAACAGATACAAATATAGGCGGGGAATTTGTACCGTCTAATACATCGAAAACAGAAATGGCAGTAACTAATTATCTTTGTAGTATACGAAGAGGTAAAATCCTCGAGTTTAAGAGTGCAATTGAACGTATAATCAACACATCAAGTAGGAAAGAACGCGAGTTCATTCAAGAGTATTATTTTAATAAAAAGGAGTTAGTAAAAGTTTGTGATGACATACACATTTCTGATAGAACTGCTCATAGAATCAAAAGGAAAATCATATCTAGATTGGCGGAAGAGTTAGGGGAAGAGTGAAATTGGCAGTAAAGTGGCAGTTTTTGATACCTAAAATGAGATATTATGATAGTGTAGGATATTGATTATCTTACTGCGTTTCCCTTATCGCAATTAGGAATAAAGGATCTATGTGGGTTGGCTGATTATAGCCAATCCTTTTTTAATTTTAAAAAGCGTATAGCGCGAGAGTTGGTGGTAAATGAAATGAACGAAAAACAAAAGAGATTCGCAGATGAATATATAATGAATGGATGTAATGGTAAAAAAGCAGCAATTTCAGCAGGTTATAGTAAGAAAACAGCAGAGTCTTTAGCAAGTCGATTGTTAAGAAATGTTAATGTTTCGGAATATATTAAAGAACGATTAGAACAGATACAAGAAGAGCGTTTAATGAGTATTACAGAAGCTTTAGCGTTATCTGCTTCTATTGCTAGAGGAGAACCTCAAGAGGCTTACAGTAAGAAATATGACCATTTAAACGATGAAGTGGAAAAAGAGGTTACTTACACAATCACACCAACTTTTGAAGAGCGTCAGAGATCTATTGACCACATACTAAAAGTACATGGTGCGTATATCGATAAAAAAGAAATTACTCAGAAGAATATTGAGATTAATATTGGTGAGTACGATGACGAAAGTTAAATTAAACTTTAACAAACCATCTAATGTTTTCAACAGAAACATATTCGAAATACTAACCAATTACGATAACTTCACTGAAGTACATTACGGTGGAGGTTCGAGCGGTAAGTCTCACGGCGTTATACAAAAAGTTGTACTTAAAGCATTGCAAGACTGGAAATATCCTAGGCGTATACTATGGCTTAGAAAAGTCCAATCAACAATTAAAGATAGTTTATTCGAAGATGTCAAAGATTGTTTGATAAACTTCGGTATTTGGGACATGTGCCTTTGGAATAAGACTGATAACAAAGTTGAATTGCCAAACGGCGCAGTTTTTTTGTTTAAAGGATTAGATAACCCAGAGAAAATAAAGTCGATAAAAGGCATATCAGACATAGTCATGGAAGAAGCGTCTGAATTCACACTAAATGATTACACGCAATTAACGTTGCGTTTGAGGGAGCGTAAACACGTGAATAAGCAAATATTTTTGATGTTTAACCCAGTATCTAAACTGAATTGGGTTTATAAGTATTTCTTTGAACATGGTGAACCAATGGAAAATGTCATGATTAGACAATCTAGTTATCGAGATAATAAGTTTCTTGATGAAATGACACGACAAAACTTAGAGTTGTTAGCAAATCGTAATCCAGCATATTACAAAATTTATGCGTTAGGTGAATTTGCTACACTAGACAAATTGGTTTTCCCTAAGTATGAAAAACGTTTAATAAATAAAGATGAGTTAAGACATTTACCTTCTTATTTTGGATTGGACTTTGGCTACGTTAATGATCCTAGTGCTTTTATACATTCTAAAATAGATGTAAAGAAAAAGAAATTATACATCATTGAAGAGTATGTTAAACAAGGTATGCTGAATGATGAAATAGCTAATGTCATAAAGCAACTTGGTTATGCTAAAGAAGAAATTACAGCAGATAGTGCAGAACAAAAAAGTATAGCTGAATTAAGGAATCTAGGACTTAAAAGGATTTTACCAACCAAAAAAGGGAAGGGCTCGGTTGTGCAAGGGTTACAATTCTTAATGCAATTTGAAATCATTGTTGATGAACGTTGTTTCAAGACTATTGAAGAGTTTGACAACTACACATGGCAAAAGGACAAAGATACAGGTGAATATACCAATGAACCAGTAGATACATACAATCATTGTATCGATTCGTTGCGTTATTCAGTGGAACGATTCTACAGACCGGTTAGAAAACGCACAAATGTCAGTTCGAAAGTTGACACAATAAAATCTCTAGGATTATAGGAGGGAACAAATGTTAAAGGCAAACGAATTTGAAACGGATACTGATTTACGAGAAAACAGAAATTACTTGTTTAACG